GTGTCATTAGCAATTAATGTGATACCCGCAGTATATCCAAAAGAGCTCGTGTCATTCGCGACATAAGCGTTAATAATATTATTATCACCGATAACCATACTGTTTGCAGTATAGTCTGTAATACTATTGCCCGAACCTACGTTAATAACGTTAGTTAAAGTTTCATTGTATTTATTAGGTCCTAATGAAATAATATTTGGGTTAACAACTTGATATTCTTCATTATCCCAAGTTACTCCAGCATAATAGTCTTTACCATCAATACCTACAACTTGTTCTATAATTTCTTGATCACTAATTACAGCACCTGTTTCAAAATCAGCATAAGTAATAGAACCATCGTCGTTGTATGTATCAATAATAGCATCAACAAAAGCATTTGGTTCATTTGTTCTTGGGGTTACAATTCTTCGTCTACCGTTGTATGGTATTTTACGAGGAGCTGATTTTAATAATTCAACTTCTACTGAATCGGTATTGACTAAGTTAGCACCATTAATTTTATTTATGCGATAATAATGACCATCTATAAAGATTTTATCATTTAACTGTATGTTTTGTATTTCAGATGGTTTTAATACAACATTACACGTTAATAAACGAGCATCTATGTCATATATTTCGTTAACATAAAATGACCAATAATTATCAAAGGCACCTGGAATGTATTTATAACCTGGAGTACCTGGTGCTGCAAATTTATATTGTCTATAAGTAGAACTGTCAAAATGTAAAGCACTTTTAGGCTCAGGATTAAGCACACTATCTCTATATGTTGGTAATGCTGTGTTATATACGTTAAGTGTTCTTACAGTTACACCGTCTAATATATAATAAAATCCAGTAGTAACACCATTATTTCCTTTAGCTTCGTTTTGTGGTACTATTTGAGGAAATGGTTGTTTATGTAATAATCTTGACTTAAAATTATAAGGTACTAATGCTTTAGTTGTTTCTTCTTTACACAACCAAGGTACTTCTACTACAGATGAATTATTAATAAAACGAGTAGGAGTAGCTGCAAATTTTTCACCTATTCTCTTGTCGCCTGATGCTAAATCTAACGGTGTTGTAAATTTATACTCACCATATATTTTGTTATATTTTGTGTAATAATTTGTATTTAATACGTCATTATCAAGAGCGTCACTAAAGTACAAGTTACGTGATTGACCAATTAATGGAGATGTTACTTTATATTTAATATCTCTATCAATAATTTCAGTCCAATCAACTACTGTACCTTGATCTATCCAATCGTTAAACGGTTCAATACGCAATAAATTTCTTTCATTACGTACTGGTTCAATTACAAAATTGAATTTTTCAGTTAATCCTTTTATAAAATCAAGTATTTTTAAGTCTGGAGGAAAAACTGCACCTACGTTTACTGTTCCGTTGTATGATGTGGGAGCACCTACTACTTTAAGTGTAGAATTATTTTGTCCTGATGCTATTCTAAATGTTTCACCTATTTTTCTACCTACAAATCTACCAAAAATTGTAACAGTATCACCTTTATTTAAATTTAATTTTGTAGGAGGTATAGCTACAACACCAGATGTAGCCGTACCAAAAGTACTGTTACTTGTAACTGCTACATTGCTATTTACTCTAATTTGAAATTGAAAACTTCTATTGTTATTAACAAAAGGAGCACCAGAAGAAGTAACACCAAAAGTTAATGAAGTACTAAATGTATAACTTCCTGATTCACTACAAGTATAAGTACTGGTAGCAGGATTATAATACCCTCCAGGATCTACTATTTCTGTACCATAATTAATTTGATTAAAAGTAAGAGTAGGAGCAGCAGTAAAAGTTTGAAATGTTGTAGGTGTAGCTATTACACTTTGTGAAACCATGTTTACAAATGATACTCCTTCTTTTTCGTCAGGAGTACTTAACATGTAAACTGATTTAAAATAATCTGTATTTACAAACGATGAAGTGTATTTATAGTTAAAAGCCGCAAATATTTCATCTAATATTGTTTTAACTTGAATAGCAGGTTTAAACTGGCTTACTTTTAAAGGAGTACCAGCATTATCCATTGAACCTGTAGTAGCAAACACACCAGCAGGACTAAATCCAATTGTTGGTGATGTTGGATCATTTACTTGTGAACCATAGTTAGCTAAAGGATAAAAAATACTGCCTGAATATAATTTATTTTCCCAAGATGATGTTACATTAGCAAAATTATAAGCATGATTATACTTAGACCAGTTACTTGCTAAAGATGCTATTGTACGATTTTCTACTAATGTTTTAAAATCTACAGTTTCGTTTGTTACAACACAATTGTAAATTACATTATTATACTGATCACTTACTATATCTTGAATATATAACTTACCTGTAAATACAGCTGCACCATCTACTAATACTTGACAAGGAGCTGTTTTACCAAAGACAACAGCTGGTGTAGTACCTAAGTCAAATAAACTATTGAAAAACTGGTTGTTTTCATCTATACCAGGCAGTGAAAATGTTTGAGATGATATTCCAAATATTTTACCAATTTCTTGAGCTTCAATAGCACTAATATCTAATCTTAAACTAACATTATCTATAATAGTTAAATCAAATTTTTGATTTTTATCATTAAATGCTCTAAGTACTACTTCAAATTCTTTACTCATTATCTACTTCTTTTACTATTTGCAAGGGCGTAAGTTACTGTATATTGGAAATTCTTTTGTGTACGTGGGTTAGTTTTAGAAGCAAACGTATTGTCTAAAATAATAATAGGCAACATTAAACTTCCTTCCTGTATGTAAACATTAGGTGAATAAAACATAGATTGAATCCAATCAGCTTCTTCTTGTGTTAAAAAATCACTATTTACTGTAAATATTTCTTCAATGTTTATGTCATAATAATTTTGTCCTCTACGTCTTATATTATAAGGAGCTGTTGCACCTGCACTATATGGAACAAAATTACCTCTATAAATACCTCTTTCTAAAGTAGTTTGTTTATTATTTTGTAAGGTAAAATTAAACCAATCCCAAACGCCATAATCATTAACCCAAGCAAATCTTACACCGTCATACCCACAATTTGGTTCTTGTTTTAAAATTGTAAATTTATCCCAACTTGCATTTGTATTAACAGTATTTGCTGATTGTTGTGGTCTTAATGTTATTTCATAATAATCCCAAGGTTGACTAGTAAAATCATAATTGCCTAATGCTGTTAAATTTGCAGGTCCAATGCCCATATTTAACAATAAAGAACCAGATGTTTGTGAACCTACACTATTTGAAGCCGTTTGAACTGTAGCAACTGTACTCCATAATTGAGCTGAAGAAGTTCTAGGTCCTCCAAAATACACATTATTACCAACATTATTTATGTTAAATTCTGAACCAATAAATATTAAACTACCAGTATAATAAACATTATAGTCAACAGCATAAATGTCTTGTGCTGTAGTAGTACCTCCAGTAATATTACCATTTATAGATGCTATAGTTAAGTAGTCTCCAATTCTTGCTGATTGTGTTCTAGGTGCCTCTGTTAAAGCTACATTTCTAACAAATGAAGCAGTTGACGGAGTTGTTTGAGGACTATAATAAGAACTAGTATTCCAATTCCAATCACCTGAATTAGGGTCTAATACACCATTTAAAAAATAATAATAATTTATAGATCCTGTTTGTGCTGGACTACCACTTACATTATTTACTATACCGTTATAAACAATTACAGATGATGATACTGATGTTCCGTATTCTTCACCAAATGCTATTTTAAAGAACTTAGCAGTATTTGTGTTTTTATAAAACATACTATCAACACCCATGTCAAAATGATCTGTATCATAAGATAAGTATTGTGGTACTAATCTACCTAAGTTAAATATTCCATATCCAGATGGATTTGGTTGTTGTTTAACTGTAGTTAATGTTGTATTTGCCCCATCTCTTAAAACAGAAATGTATTGATATTGTGCTGAGCCAGATAAACTTGATGAAACGTCAAATAACATATCTGACGATGCTAAATTTAATCTGTTTGAAAATTGTGATATGGTTATACTCATTTTTTAGTTAAAATTTGTTTAGTTATGGTATCTATTGCTTTACCAAATATACCTGTTAAATCTTTACTTAATACTGTTTCAATTGCAGGTTCAATAAATGGAAATGCTTCTCTTCTTACTTGACCACGTTTGCCTATAGAACGTTGAATAACATAAGGTAATTGTTTTGCTGTTATGCCTCTTTTAGGTGTGATTGCGTTTTTGGCAATCCAAAACTGAATAGCTTTAATTGGAGGTACTCTACCTGGTCCACGTTCTGCTCCATTATTAACCCATTTACCATAATCAAGCATAGTAATTTTTAAATTATCACCTTCAACTGTTGCTTTAATTGAATTAGCTAGTTGACCAGTATTATCATTATTATTACGTTGTAAATTAGCCTTCATCTGATCTACGATCTGATTACCTATTTGCTGTATTGCTTGATTTAAAGGAGTTGCCATATTATAACTTTGGGAAATTACAGAAGTCTAATACGCCATAACTATTAAATGTTATGTTTGCTTGCCATCCAGCTACTCTGTCATTAAACGCTTCGTACAACGGACTAATACTATTTAATGTAACGTATTCATCACGTTGTACAGCGCCTAAATTAAAATAAGCAATAATGTCG